TTATATTTATAATCAGATACCAGAGTGGAAGCCAAAGACCATTGTAGAGTTAGGTGTCTATTTAGGGCACTCTCTTGCTACTATGGCTGAATCTTGTTTAGACCATGATTTGGACACAAAACTGTATGGGATAGACCACTTTATGGGAGACGAGCACGCAGGGAAGTTTGGAACAGAAGTAGAGGATATAGCGACCAAATGTTTGTCCGAATATCCGAATGTTACACTAATTAAAAAGTCATTTAACCGAGCCCTTGAGGATTGGGATGGTGCTATTGACTTGCTCCACATAGATGGTAGGCATTACTATTCTGATATTAAAGAAGACTTCACCAATTGGAGCAAGTTTGTACCCAAGGGGGGGCATATTATTTTACATGATACTCAGGTTACAGAGCGAGACTTTGGGGTCAAAAAGTTCTTTAGTGAATTACAGGAACAGTATCCTGGCTGGAAGTTTGGCGAGAGACTTGAATCTAATGGATTAGGTATAATTACAAAACTATGAAGACAATCGTATACAGTGCAATTTATGGAAGTTATGATACACCAAAGGCACTCCCTTTAGAGGAGAAGCCTATACTGTTTACTGATAATTTAGAGAGCGATTGTTGGGAAGTAAGAAAAGTGGAAAGACCAGAGCAACACCCACGAATGAAGGCCAAGTATTTTAAATGTATGCCACACGAAGTTTTGGACTGTGATGTTAGCATTTGGATAGACGGAAGTGTTGAGTTAAAAGTCCCTAATTTTGTACAGTGGTGTTTAGATCAACTTGGGGACAAAGACATGGCACTTTTAAAGCACCCTGAGAGAGACTGTATTTACGATGAGGCAAATTTTTGTCAATTCGTGCCCAAGTATCAGGGGGTGCCAGTCCTTGAACAAGTGGAAGAATATAGAAAGCAAGGCTATCCTGAGCACAATGGATTGTGGGCTTGTACTGTAATGATAAGAAGGCACAATAATAAGGTGGAGGAGTTTAATAAATTATGGTGGGAGCATAACAACAAGTATACATACCAAGACCAGTTAAGTTTTCCTGTTTGTGCCAAGCAGGTAGGGCTTGATATAAACACTATTAACATGAACCTATGGAATAATGATATATTCAGTGATGATACTTCTAAGCATAAGAACGAACTATGACGATAGGAATACTTGCTACAGTTTACATAGATAACGATGTTACTTATAACCAGGCCTTAAGGGCATTGGACACCATGAGGAGCAAGTATAAGTTAGTGTTTTATGCCAGGGTTACGAAACTTGATAACAATTACAGGGAGATACTACAAAGATTTAATGTTGTGGACGAGAACAGCGAGAATATTCTCTCAAAAAGTTGGAACAAGGGGGTTAAAAGGGCTTTAAAAGAGGGGTGCAAGTATGTGATAATCCCCAATTTAGATATAGAACTAAGCGATGGGGCGATAGATAATTTGGTAGATTATGCAGAGAAAGACAAGGAGAGTGTAATGTGGAGTGGTCGGTGCCTTAATTCTATTGCTAATTACCCTTCAGGGGATTTTGTGGTTAATAGTTTCGAAGTTTATGACCATTATGCTTTCTTCATGGTAAATGATAGGCTATTTAAAGAGGTGGGGAAGTTTGACGAGAAGTTTATCCCTGCCTATGGGGAAGATGTGGATATGCAGTATAGGATTGATTTAAAAGGCAGAAAAAATATGTGCGTAGAGAATGCCAGGTTTATACATTATGGACAGACGACGGTTAAAAACTCTCCTTATTGGAGGGGGCATAATTGGCAAGACCAGGCTCATAAGTATTTTATAGAAAAGTGGGGAGCGTTCCCTAGATCTCAAATATATAAAACACCTTTTAACAAATGAACTACTTTGTTTACAATCATCATGACTTTTGGCAATGGGATATTCCTGATAACGAGCTAATGGAGAGTGAGGTAGTTTTTATGTGGGCAGATTTTCCATTTAGAAATGAAGTGAAGACATTCCAAGAGATGGGTAAAAAGGTGATAGTTTATGAACATGGATTTGGTGCATTGTTTGATTATGAGCTAAACAACAGAGATTTTATTGCTGATGGATACTTGGCACTAGGAGATGAGAGTAAAGAATCTTTAATAAGAGCGGGAGTAGAACCTAAGAAGATACTGGTAACGGGCAATCCTATATATGATGATATTAAAAAGACTAAACACACGGGTAACAAGGCGTTGTTTGTAGCACTACACTGGGTTGATGACAAGAGTATTTATAATCAGGGGACATTCAAACAGTTGATAAAGGCGTACCCAAACCTAGACTGGACAGTAAAACTTATAGACAAGAGTGGAGATGTTGTAACTGAGTGGTTTAACAAAGTAGAGGGTGGTGGTATATTAGAAGACATAAAGGCTAAGTTGCCTGAGTATGATATGGTGTTTACTCCAAGACCCTCTACCTTTGAGAGCTTTGCTAGACTTATGGGAATACCTGTTTATGTAGTTGATGAAGAAGAGACCTATAAAGAACTAGGAGACCCTGTTAGAGTACCAATAAACAATACATACCTGAAGATAGGAGAGAAACTTCTTAAGCAAAAGCCTATTGATATGGATAAGTATATAAAAAGACCTAGTTTAAGTTTAGATTTAATTTTAGATTGGACTAAAACACTATGAGCGAAGATGTAAGTAAGCCATATACAACAATCACACCAGAGAGCAAGAAGAATTATGAAGAGGGTTGGGAGAGAATATTTGGTAAAAAGAGGAAACTAAAGGCACAATTGCACCAGATAAACAATCAAAGGCACAAGATAATAAACGGTATACAATCTAAAGGTGGTAGAACTGAGGCTAGAGAAGCAGAGTTGTTATCTCTTAAAAAGAAGAGAGAGAAGATTTTAAGAGAATTAGACAAGCTGGAATAGTGGTATAATAGTATATATACTAGTTTGTAGTTAACCTAATAAAGCCTATAGAGGGTAAACATGTCAACAACAGAACAAAAAGTAAAAAGTCAAGAGAAGAGTTTGTTAGGAGATTTATCTACAGCAAGAATATATGATTTTTTGTATCAGGATGATGAAGAGGAGGGAATACCTAAAGCAGAGGTATTACTGAGGTTAACTTATAAGGACGCTAAGAGTGATAGTAAGACTGCTTACCTCTCAAGGAAAGATTTAATGGATAGGGGTTTTGGATTAGCACAAAGAAGAGTAGATATTACTACAGAGGGAGAGAAGTTATCATAAGGAATAGTTATTCAATGGGAGGACGATGAAGATATACAGACCACATAAATATCAAAGGATGTTCCATAGTAGCAATGCAAGGTTCAGAGCTTTTATAGCAGGTCGTCGTGGAGGTAAAACGACCTCTGGAACAATGGAGGCATTAGCTTTTGCTTATGGAGAGAGTATAGACAGAAAGAAGAAGATACAAACACCTACGCATGGGTGGATCATATCGCCGACCTATCAGATGTTAAAAGACATTAACATACCAGTATTGATGGATTGGTGCGATCCAGAGGTTATTAAAAGTTGGAATAAGTCAGATAACAGACTAGAGTTTAAGAATGGAAGTACAATAACTTTGAGAAGTGGTGAGAATCCAGATAGGTTAAGAGGGGTTGGTTTGGACTGGGTATGGTTAGATGAGGCTTGTTTTATGAGTAAGCAGGTGTGGGAAGTAATTTATCCTGCACTAACAGATAAAAATGGTGTGGCATGGGTAACAACAACACCGCAAGGATATGATTGGGTGTATGAGACCTTTTATAAACCTGCTATACAGAAAGAGTCTGGATTTGAAGCATGGAAGTTTACTACACTAGACAATCCCTATATTGACAAGGGTCTAGTAGAACAGGCAAGAAAAGATTTAAGTGATATGATGTTTAAACAGGAGTATTTAGCTTCTTTTGAGAAGTTTGAAGGACTTATATATCCAGACTTTAATGAGGTAAGGCATTGTAAAGAGAGTGATAAGGCATTAACGGATATTTACTTTGTAGGATTAGATGTAGGTTGGAATCACCCTACTGCTGGTCTTTTAGTTAAGGAAGATATAAATGGTAACCTATTTGTTATAGACGAGTTTAGAGAGCAGTTTCTAACGGCTAAAGACATCAGTAATCAGTTAAACGGAATGCTTATCAGGAATGGATTAAGAGAACAGGATATACAAATGTTTGTTATTGACCCAGCGAGTAAAGGAACACAGCAGACAAGTGGACAAAGTATGATGTTCCAATTACAAGAGGAAGGTTGGGGATTTGTTCCTGCTAATAATGATGTTATGGCAGGTATTAACAGAGTAACTAGAATGTTTAGAGAGAATAAGTTGTTTATATCAAAAAGATGTAAGAACTTAATTGAAGAGTTAAACAATTATCATTGGAGAAAATGGAATGAAGAGAAGGATACTAGCAGAAGTGAGCCATTTAAGTTAGGAG